AAAGAAACGGATACTCTTAAATCTAGTATAGATAGTTTATCTGAGTCTACTAAAACTGCTATAGATGTTGCAAAAAAATATGGGGATACCCTTACTGTTCAAAGTTTAAATGCAAAAGCAAATGCTTTCGGCAACTTAGCTGACGATATAAATACAGCGACTACTAATTTATTAAAGGCTGATGTAGCTGCTAGTGGTTTTGACAAATTTATAGACGGTTGGAAAACTATTTGGGGCGGAGATATTCGCACACAATTTACTAAAGGATTTACCAGCAGTATTAATGCAGCAATTGCAACAGCACCAGCTGGCGAAATTAGAGATAACTTAGAGAAAAAACTAATAAGTAGCCTGGGTACTTTAGATATTGAAAAAGGTCTTGATCTAGTACCTACTGAAAAAGTAGTTGAAAAAGCCAGAGAAATCAGCAAGATTTTAGCTGAAACAGATAAGTTACTTAAAGCTGGTCAATCGGTTACACAAAACGTAACAGAAACAGCAAAAGCTACAAGCGAAGCTTTCTTAACTTTTTCTAATGCTGTGTACGGGCAAAGCCCAATGCAAGCATTTTTAAATACTAGTGTTAAAGGGTTATTTGCATTAAAAGATGCTTTTGACAACGCTTTAGGAAGTGCTGCAGAGTTTGAGAAAGTTTTAAACGGTACAGCTAACCTACAATTTTTACCAAATTCAGCCGTAAATACTATAAGTGACTTAGCACCTGCGTTTCAAAAAATAAGGCAAGAACAGGGTGCTGCGCAAGCAGGCTTAAAAGCCACTGAAGATGCTGTGGCTAAAATTAAAGAAAAATTAGTGGGTGCAAATCAATGGATGCAAGCAACTATATTATTGAGAGCAGATGAGTCCCAACTAAATGAATCTATTAAGAGGTACAAAGAAGTTATTGGTAGAACCAATAGTGAAATAGCCGCGCTAGGAAAACAAGCCGCTCAAGCTTTAGCCTCCGCAAGCACAGAGGCTTTAGATAAAGTCTTAGCAGAATTTAGGTTAAAAGAAAAACAACTAAGAATTAACACTCAACAACAAATAATAGCATCTTTACCTGTAAAAACTGTAGAATCTATTGTAGAATCAAGCAGATTAGAGAAAGCAGGCATACAAGTAGAAAAAGAGTTGCTAAAATCGCAGATAAATATAGTTAACTCTATAGACGCTTTAAAAGCCTCCATAGATGTTCGAAACGCTCAAGAAGCTCTCTCGGACGCAGATAAATATAGAGATCCAGAAGCACGAATAACTGCACTAGCTGCGGCTCAAAAAGATTTAGATTCTAAATTACGTATCCAAAGAGTATTAGAAACATCTAACATCAAAGGAATAACAGCAGAAGATAAACAAAATCCTGCTATACAACGACTTCTACAAAATAAACAGTCAGCATCTTTGGCAAACTTGGCAGCAGAAGAAAAAGACAAACTTGTAAACCTTAAACAAGCAAATAGTCTTGCAGAAATATCTTTTGCAAATGCTAAAGAAACTTTGACTGCAGAAATCGCCAAAAAAGAAGCAGACTTAGCTTACGCTAAAACTCAAGCAGGAACTATGGGAGACCAAGTTAAAATAGCTGAAATAGAATTAGAAGCTAAAAAGTATATTGAAGAACGTCGTCGTATGTTGGAAGTATTACCTACTGCTCAACAAAATGTTCAAACAGGTATTGCTGGACGCTTTGGTGTACCTGGAAGTGTAACAGACAGTGCTTTTAATAAAATTGGACAAACTCAGGGCACAGCACAAGCACTCGGAGCAGTAACTGGAGCTACCACAATAGGAACTGCAGAATATACTGCAATGTTAGCTCAAAGTGCTGTATTTGATGCAGAACGAGTACGCGCTGAAGAAGAAAAATCCATGTTTGCTAAAGCAACTTATGATGTTAGTGTTGCCAGCATCGATTCAGCAAAAGAAGAGCTAAATCTTTTAGCTTCACGAGGTGCAGTAACACAGCGGCAAGCAGCTCAACAACTTCAAACATTAACTAATCAACAAGCACAGTTAGACTTAGTTCAAAAATTAAAAGAAATTGAAAAAACGCGCTTTTTAGCACAATTAGAGTATTCTAAAAAGGTTTTAGAGGGCAAAGATGAAGAATCTGATGAAATGCGTGGACAGTATAGAATGATACAGTCTAGAGTTGAATTAGATACTCAGGCCGCTCAAAGAGATTTTCAAGCAAAATTAAAAACAGCAGAGATTACTGCAAGCTTAGCCGATAAACAAACTCAATACGAAAATGTATTTAAACAAAGCTTTGATAGCATGGCAGATGCTATGGTTGAATTCGCCAAAACAGGAGAATTTAGTTTTAAGAATTTAATCAATTCTATGTTAGCAGGATTGCTTAAAGTTGAAATGCAAATGCAGTCTGAAACCTTATATAAACTATTTAGACCAATAATTGCCTCAGCATTTGGACCCGCCCCTGGTAGCTTTGACTTTGGACCTGTGGGACCAAGCAAAGCAAAGGGTGGAGCCTATGATGCAGGATTAGAAATGTTTGCTAAAGGTGGAATGTTTACAAACTCAATTGTAAGCCAACCTACTTTGTTTAAGTTTGCTAAAGGTACTGGAATGATGGGCGAAGCAGGGCCAGAAGCTATTATGCCCCTAAAGCGCGATAGTAACGGTAATCTTGGAGTTCGCGCAGGAGGTGGAGGCTCTAATGTAGATGTAGTTGTTAACAATTACGGAAACGAAAAAGCTACTACTAAGGAAACCACTGATAGTCGCGGAAATCGTAAGATTGAGGTTCTTATTGGTGACATGGTTGCTGGTGAAATGTCTCGTTCGGGAAGTTCTTTGCAACAGACGCTTTCTTCAACATATGGAACTAGACCAGTAATTGGAAGGAGATAACTATGGCGTATACTTACCTATGGCCCACAACAGGAAATTTTCCACAAGCTCCTCAAAAAGGATTTACTGAGTCTGTCGGGGTGAATATTATTCGCTCTCAGATGGACTCAGGTCCTGCAAAGATGCGTAGACGTAGTAATGCTCCCAATACTATGAGTTTAAGTTTTATACTTACTACCGCGCAAGTGAGTACCTTAGAAACATGGGTTAAAAATGATATTAAAGGCGTAGCAAGATTTGGGTTCAGACATCCACGTACGCAAGCTATCATAGAGGCTCGACTAGTCCCAAGCGGTGATTCAGAGCTATTCCAGTTAAAATATCTAGCCCCTGGTTATTGGGAAACTAGTTTTACATTTGAAATATTACCGTCATGAGTAGATTAAGTAGTTTATCCGCGTCAGCTGTTAAAGCAATGTATTCTTCTGAAACAGAGGAAAGCATTATTATGCTTTTAACAATATACGACCCCGCGACTAATCTACCCATAGTAAGATTATCTGATAATTATACTAAGCGTATTTCAGAGACTGCGGATGAAGTTTACTATGGCGTGACTAGTAGGGGTAATGACTATACATTCCTACCAATGGCAATATCTTTACCTACAGAAACAGATACTGGAGCACCTAGCTGCTCCATTACACTAAATTATGTAACCAGAGAAGCTGTAGAGTTAATAAGAACACAGCTAACAAAGCCTACAAAGATTCTTTTAGAATTAGTTTTAGCAAACTCTCCTGGTACTGTAGAAGCAAGTTTTCCTGCTTTCTATATTACCAGTGCTACTTATAGCGCAGAATCTATTAGTTTTGTGTTAAACATGATTAGCTATGAGTCAGAGCCATTTCCCGCGTTTAACTTTACGCCTAATTATTTCCCGGGGCTATTTTAATGATGCTAGATAAATACATTGGGTTACCTTATAAAGATAATGGCAGAGATACTACTGGTATTGATTGCTGGGGATTAGCTCGACTATACTATTCCCAAGAATTAAATATTGACTTACCAAGCTATTCTACAGAATACAATGGCGATACAAGCGAAAATATAAAAGAACTAATTAGCCAACACAAAGAAAGCTGGACTAAGGTAGATGTGCCAGAAGCTGGCGACTTAGTTCTTTTTAATATCTATGGCGAACCAACTCATATTGGTATATGCCTTGGTGATAATAACTTTTTACATTCCCGTGATGGGAAAGATAGTGTAGTTGAGTCACTATCAAGTCAGCAATGGGACAAGCGTATTGCTGGTTTTTATAAGTATTCTAAAAAGCAAATGATACCTAGCGTATCTATGCCTAACCCTTTACGAACTGTAGTTCATCGCGATTGGACAGTTGCAGGAACTACAGTTCAACAGTTTGCTGAGTTTATAAAAGAGAAATATAAAGTAAGCGAGCGATTGTTTTCAAAAATTGTAATCTTAATAGACGGTGTAC